CTGAGTTGCACCTATTGAATTTCTAACAATAAAATTAACAGACTGAACACCTGTAACTGTTGGTAATGTTAATGGATATGTTATTGCCATCTTTTATGCTCCAAATGCTGATCCGAATTGTCCACCTCTACGCCTAGCATCATAGACTGCACCTTTTGCAGCTTCAGCTATTTGTGGCATCATTCCTAAAACTTCTGCTCTAACTGTTTGTGCAACTCCAGTACTTAGGTTAATTGTTTGGTTAACAACAACACTACCACCACCCATTTTATCATTAGGAATAATAGAACCACTTCTATTAGGAACAAATAACTCTGCACCTCTTTCTCCAACCATATATGGTTTCCCTCTTTGAACTGAACCACCTATAGCTTTTCCTGTAGGTGTTGTTGATCCAGATGATCCACCTATTGCAGTTGTCACAAATCCAAAAATCTGATCTGTTATATATTTTTTTATTAACATTCTTGCTAAATCACTAATTATAGAGTTAGCCATATCTTTAAAAGCATCTTTAGCTGAAACTGTGCCTTTCATTATTCCTAATAAACTTTCCTCTAAACCACCTAATGCTTTAATAGTCATCTTTTCAATAGATTGAGTTAAATTATCTGTTGTGTCTTGATATTTTTTAACACCATTTGTAACACCATTTAGAACTTGTTGCATTACTGTTAATTCTTTAGTGCTTTGTTTGACGTTTTCTGTCAAATCTTTTTGCCTTGTGCCTACTCTCCTAATGATTTCATCCATTTTAGTAAAATCAATATTAATTTCTTTTATTCTATCAAAGTTTTTAAAAACATCTCTTGTAAAAGGTGAAAAGTCCATAATGGCATTCATAACGTCTACCATTCCATTTAAAAATCCTTGCAAAGCTAAAATAACTGTTTTTAGTGATTGCAAAAATTCACCTGCTAATGTTCTTCCAAAAGCACTTACATTTTCATTAGAACCTTTAATAGTATCTAATATTTTATCTTTTAAGATTGTAGCTAAATATTCTAAGGCAGGTGCTAAAGCTGATACAACTTGATCTGTTATACCTTTAAATAATTTACTTAATTTTAAAATAGCATCATTAGCTTTTTCAACACCTTTAACTGATGAACCAGATAATAATAATCCTAAATCATCTGCTTCTTTGAACATTTTACTTAATTCATCAGAGCCTAATTTAAGAATGTTTACAAATGCAACACCCTCACTATCAAATAATTTAAATGCTAATCTAACTTTTTCAGAACTGCTTTCAACTTCACCAAATGCATTTGATAATCTTAACATTTGTTCTTGTAATGGTAATTTAGACAATTCAGTTGCATCAAGATTTAATTCTTTTAATGCACCTTTAGCTTCACCTAATCCATTAGCTGCTTCAGCTAATCTTCTAGTAAATCTTTGTGTTGCCATATCAACAGTACGAATTTCAACACCAGAAACTTCGGCTGCAAAACGTAAAGCACCTAATTCTTTAGTTGTAACTCCTAATTTAGATGCAGTTTTTCCTAAAGTATCAATGCTCTTTAAAGATGATCTAATTAATAAACCAAATCCACCAATACCTGCTAATCCAATTAAACCAGTTTTAACACTTAGTATTGAACCTGCAATACCTTTTAAACCTCTGCCAACACTTCTAAAAGCATTTCTTGTTTTATCTACTGCTGAAAGTGTTACTTTAAGATTTTGGTTTGCCATCTTCTACTGCCTTAAAATATGCTTGCCATTCATTTATATCTGATAAAGTTAAATGTTCAACTTCATCAACTGTTTTGTGTAAGCGATCTGCCAAAGCTAATAAATTAAACCTTAACAAATCGCTTTTTAGTTTTTTTCTTGTTCCTCTACAGAAACAATATCACCAAACATTTTTGCCGATAATTCTGCAATTATGTTTACTTTTTCACTCATTAAAAATGGTTTATCTGCTATTGTAAATGCTTTTTCACCATCTTTGGTTTCAGCTTTTTCAATTATTAAATCTACCATTCCATCTACAGTCATATCATTTAGAAAGTTTTTATGCTTTCTCTGCAACTTATTAATATCACCTGCAGTTATAGCACTAGCATATAAAATTAATGGAGCATTATCTTCTCCCCATTCTGGAACTTCAATAGTTCTTTTTTCTTTTATACGTCTAGATGCAATCTGTTCACCTAATGACATTAATCACCTCTAAACAGTTGCTGCAGTAAGCGCACCAGAACCTTGCAATGTAAAAGATGCTTCAACCATACCATCAAATGATGATGTAATTGTTCTCCCTGTTACGATTGCAGTTCCAGAATAATAAGTGTCACCACTTGTTGCACCCTCTGGATAGACTGCTAAAGTTACAGATGCACCAACTGCAAATGATACTTGACCATTTGTATCTGTTTCATCCCAGAATACATCTACAGAACCACTAAATGTTTTTAATCCTGTTAGATATGTTCTTGAAGTGTCACCCATTGTTGTATCTTCAATGGTATCTGCACTTTCTTCTAAAGAAAAAGAACGAATTTCAGCGACTGTATTTGAGCCACTTTTAACTGTTCCCTCTGATCCTGCGTGTGTTGCCATTTTTATCTCCTTTTAAGCTGCAGTTTCTACGTCATTTTCTAAGGTTCTATAAATTACCTCAACTGTAAAGCGACCTATGGCAATAGGTTGTTCACCATCACCACTATAGTCACTTTCAAAAGATGTCACTTGTGTATCTTTCGCAAGACTTCCAAACATAACATCTGATGCAATAGCTTCTTCAACTTCTACTGCAATCGTGTCAAGTGTATTGTCATAGTTGCTTGTCGCTTTAACATATGCTTCAACACCAATTTCTAAAACCCTATTTATTGATCTAGGTCTTGTTAATGTATCAAAAGTTGTAACTTCTGACTTTGTAAATATACATAATCCCGGAAGATTATTACTTTCTAATGGATATATTCTTGATCTAAAAATATTAGTTCCTGTAGTTGTTAGATTAGTCAACCTTGTAACCATAGCATCTCTAATTTGATTCCTTAAATGTGCCACTAGTTTTTCTCTAATACAAAAGTTGTCATTCCAGTTCCATCATCTTGAACAATCCTAATTGTATAAGCCACACCTAAAATTGTTATAGCATCACCCTCTGTAGCACTAGAAACATCATCAGTTCTACATAAAAATCGAGGTTGCTGAATTGCAACTCCCACACTACCACCTGCATCAACCTCTATAAATTCGTTATCAAATATACCAGTTATATTAGCAGCAGAACCACCTTGAACAGTATAACTTGCAGTAGTTCCAAAATCATCTACTTCTAAGAATAATAATCGATCTGCTGCACTTTCAACTGCCATTACTCATCCTCTGGTGTTTCTAATGCTTTAACTGCTCTGTTAATAATACTTTTTTTTGTTTTTTTAGCTTTAGCTTCTTCTGCGAAACCTCTAGTAATTAATTTGTTTGCAATTCTATCATCAATGTCATGTTCTTCACCTGCAAACATATTACCATTTGTTCCGATATAACATTTTTCTAAAATTTTAATTTTCATAAATACCTCGTAATAGTTAATGGAGGTGATCCGAAAACCACCTCCAATTTATTATGCTAATTAAGCAGTTGAGATTTCATCTGTTTTAGCAAATGATATTGCATTTCTTAATGCAACGTCAACTTCTTGCATAACACTTATAGTCACATCACCAGACTTTGAACCAGAATATGGGTCAACTATGATTGATGGTGCGCCGAATAATCCCACCATTAACTGTGAGAAGTCACCAAAGATCATTGCTGATGCATCTGATCCACCATCACCCGGGTCTAGGTCTGATGGTACATTGTTAGTGAACTCTGCCTTGTAACCATAAATGGCATTCCAAGGGTCATTCAATAACATAATGCTATCTGTTGATCCAACTTTAACAGTATTTGCCATTTTAGCTTTAACTTTAGGGTTAGTTAAGAAACCTAATGTATTTGCATTCACAACTCCATTATCTTCTTCAACTAACTTAACAAGGTCTGTTATATCTGCCCAAGTTAAGGCTGCAACGTCTGTACCTGCAGAAATATCTAAATTATTCACATCTGAATTGTTTAGAATTCCAGTTGGTTGTCCAGAAGAACCAGAACCATTTATTGCATGATATTCAATCTTATCAGCAATAGAACGTAAAAGGTCATCTTGAACAATCTGCTCGATTGCAGGAACACTTTCTAACATTAATAGTCTAGACATAGTTGCGAATGCACCTAATGTTCTAGGTTGTAATGTTACACCTGCATCTGTTGGACTTTGGTCTGAAACATCTGCTGCTTCTTCAACAAAACCTGCTGCTGCACCTGTTGCAATTTTAGGTATTCTAATTCTATTAGTTAGACCACCCATATAAGTAACACCTAAGTTTGACATTACTTGCTTTGCTCTTAGTGCTTCTATGAACAAGTCACCTCTTTGGATTGTTGGAACAAACTGATCTGTTACATTCTCACCAGAGATACCACCTGTGGCTGCAGTTGTCATAACACCAGAACGCCAAGCAAAATCTGGAACATACATTCCTTGTGATTGCTTACCAGTTCTTTTAGCTATTTCTTCTGACATTTCTCTTTCATAGCCTGCATTTTTCCAATCACCTGTTACTTGTGCTTGAATCATTCTTCCTAAAGAATAAGTTCTTTTTTCTTTAGATGCTTCTTCAATCACATTTACAGGTGTATCAAGTGGCTTGTCATTTCCAATAACGTCTAGAAGTTCACCTCTAAACTCGGCAATGTCAATTCCACGACCTAAAGCAGCTTCACCTAAGTCTGCCTTATTGTGCTTTCTTGCTAAAGTCATTATGTCCTTAGCATTTTTTGATGCTGATTTGGCTGCTTCTTGCCTTACTGCATCAAGATCGATATTTTCAGACATATTATTCTCCTTAATCTGAATGGTTGATTTTAATGTTTCGGAACTAGAACGACCAACACCAACAAGACTTGACTGATCTGCAGGAATTGAGACTATACTAATTTCCATTGGTGTAGTTGCTACACGATAATAATCTTCTGGATCATCTTCGCGTTCTACTTTTTTGTCGACACGATAACCTACAGAAATATTCTGTCTTATCCCATCAACGACATCGTTAAACACTTCCGAACTCTTTTCACTTTTTCCAAAGCGAACAGATGCTCTTAATCTTCGAGCATTTTCGTCTAGTTCAACAGATTCCACAACTCCGATTTGCTTTTCCATATCGTGATCTAATAATAAAGGCGCACGACCAGAGTTTAAAAATTCTAGGTTCATATTTTCTTTTGTATGATCCATTACTTCCATTCCAAATTGTCTTTTTACAGGTTCTTCACTTGAAACACCTACACTAACAATTCTTTTTTCTTCATCTATAGCTTTTTGGTCAAGCTGAATGGCTCTATAATCTAAAGAAATAGGTTCTTTTCTTTCATCATCTTCCATCTTTTCTTCTTCTTTATCTTCATATGAATTTTCATTTTCTTCATTCATTTCTTCAGATGGCATTTCTTTATGCTTTTCAAATACAACTGTAACTGTTTCATCAGTTTCTTGTACATCTACAACGTGACGATTTTCCACTTCAGCACCTCTTTCTTTATCTTTAGCGAATGTATCATAATTTTCACTATTTGTTAAGTTTACTTCA